GGTATCAGCATCATCAAGTCCAATCATCTACCTACTACAAACAGATCTGCTGTAACAGGTGAGAACAACACCTATCACGCTAACTACACTGACAGCGTTGGTCTTGTATTCAACAAGCAAGCTGTTGGTACTGTGAAGCTGATGGATCTCAAGATGGAACAGACTGGTTCTGATGTTCATGCTTTATGGCAGGGAACATTCATGGTCGGTTCAATGGCTCACGGTACAGGCATTCTTCGTCCTGACTGTGCAATCGAAGTTTACTGGGCAACTAGCTAACTTCTGTTTTGGGGGGCTGAGCATGGCCCCCCTCTTTTCTTATTTGTTATGCCTCTCTCTCGTACTACTGAATTAGAAGCAACCAATCGTGTGTTGCAAATGATAGGAGAAGCTCCTGTTAATAGTCTTAGCAGTACATTTGGTTTAGCAAAGCAAGCTAACGATATGTTGAAGACAGTTAGCAGAACAGTGCAATCAGAAGGCTGGTCGTTTAATACAGACTTCGAAGCTGCACTCCCTCGTAACAGCACCAAAGAAATTTTAATTAACCCAAGTGTTAGTCGTGTCGTAGTAGATCAGCAGCTTTATCCTGACTACGATGTAACACAAAGAGGCAACAAGTTATACGACAGAAAGAATCAAACCTTTGAATTCACTCAAGACTTAAAGGGAGACATTACATATATGTTTGACTGGGATGATCTACCTGAACATGCTCATCAATACATAATGATTAGAGCAGGAAGACAATTACAAGATTCAATCCTTGGTAGTGCAGATCTAACTAAGATCAACATCACTCAAGAACAAGAAGCTCGTGCTCAATTCTTAGAAGAAGAAACAACTAAGAGTGAACACAATATGTTACGTGGTAATCCAAATCACACTGGAGTATTCCCAACATATAGACCAAGCCGTGCCGTCGTTAGGTAACTATGCCATTAGTTAGCACCTCTATCCCCAACCTTATTAATGGGGTCAGCCAACAACCTGCTGCATTAAGACTTGCTTCTCAAGCCGAGTCAGTTGTTAATTGCATGTCAAGTGCAGTTGAAGGATTGAAGAAGCGACCACCAATGAATAACATTGCAAGGTTGTTTACTGGTAGTGCAGGTAGCACAAGACCTTTTATTCATGTAGTAGATAGAGATGGAACTATTCAATACTTAGTGATAATTACAGATGGAGATTTGAAAGTATTTGATTTAGATGGAACAGCTAAGACTATTACTTTTCCAGATGGTAAAACATATTTAGATGTAGCAAACAGTGCTGATCCTTCTTCGCAATTTAGAGTTGCATCTGTTGCTGACTATACCTTTATCACTAATCGTGAGAAGACAGTTGCAATGGATAGTGCTACCTCAGCAGCATGGGGTACTAAGTCAATGGTGTTTATTAAGGCAGCTAATTACGATACAACTTATCGTGTTACATTAGCAGGAACACAGAAGACTTATACTACTCCAGCTGTAGGTAGCGGAACGCCTGACACTATTACAATAGCTAGTCAATTAGCTTCTGCTCTTAATACAATCTCTGGCTATACAGTAACAGCTAGTGATTATATTATTCGTATTACTAAAGACGATGGTGCTGATTACACAGTAACAAGTAGTGATACAAAAACTGGAATGGATACATCAGTAATTAAAGAGACTGTATCCTCTATGGATGATCTACCTGTAATGGCAGAACATGGATTTACAACTAAAATACAAGGAACAGTTTCGACACAATTAGATGATTACTATGTAAAGTTTGAAGCTAGTGCAGGTAGTGGATTTGGTGGTGGTATATGGAGAGAGACTGTAGGACCAGGGATTGTTTATAAGTTTGATGCAACAACTATGCCTCATACTTTAGTTCGTAATGCCAATGGAACATTTACTTTTCAGAAGTTTGATTGGTCAGGGCGTGTAGCAGGTGACGCAGTTACAGCAGTAATACCAAGCTTTGTTGGCAGCACAATTCAGAACCTGAACCTATTCAGAAATAGACTTGTATTCCTAGCAGATGAAAGCGTAATCCTTTCAGCAGCTAATAGTTATGATAGGTTCTGGCCTGAGACAGTACAAACAGTTGTTGATAGTGATCCTATTGATTTAAGTACAGGTGGTACTGAGATTAACTTCCTTGTATCTAGTGCGTCCTTTGCTAATACTCTTCTTCTCTTTAGTACACATGGTCAGTTCAGACTAGATAGTGGAACAAGTGTAGGTAATCCATTAACACCAAAGACAGCAAATATAACTTCGATTACTACTTTTGATATGGACAGCAGAACAGACCCTATTGCTGTTGGTAGAAACATTTACTTCCCTGTTCCTAAAGGAGACTTCACTGGATTACGTGAGTTCTTTCTTCCTGATAACACGGGATCAGTTCCTATCTCAGAAGAAGTAACAGCATCTGTTCCAAGGTTTATTCCTAAGAATCTCACCAGTCTCATTACTTCTGTATCTGAGGATATGATTGCTGCGGTAAGTAAAGATCAACCTAAACGAATCTATCTATATAAATTCTTCTTTGAAGATGACACAAAGTTACAATCTGCATGGTCATATTGGGAAGCTAAAGGAAGCAAATCAATTCTTGGTGCTGCAATTATTGATAGTGATATGTATGTTGTTGTTGAATATTCAGATGGTGTTTACCTAGAACATATTATTTTAAGACCAGAGAACATTGATCCGAATACAGAGATTGAACTTCTACTAGATAGAAAGACTACAGAAGCTAGCTGCACAACAGCTGTTACAAACCCTGGAGGATTAGGAGTTCAAACAACTATTACTCTTCCTTACCCAATGGCTACAACAGGAATAATGGCAGTTGTTGGTAGATACGACAGTACAAATAACAATGCAAACAACACCATAAAACATGGTGAAGTCATCATGCCAACTAGCGAAACTCTTACGGGTGGTGCTAACAGCAATGGAACAATGATTGTCAAAGGAGATTTAAGTGCAGCTAAGTTTTATGTGGGTGAGCTATATGATATGAACTACGAATTCAGTACACCTTACTTAAAAGAATCTCCGAGTGGTGGTGGTATGGCTGTAGCAGCTGGGCCTAAATTACAGATGAGAACATGGACTGTTGTCTTTGATGGAACTTCTGCCTTTGAATTGAAAGTTACACCCGCAGGAAGAAACATACAAACATATCCATATAACGGTATTACTGTTGGACAAAGCCCACCGTTGATTGGCAATCCAAGTATTGATTCAGGGAATTTCCGTGTACCTGTGATGGCTAGTAATACAGATACTAAAGTAGAATTATTTAGTAGCAGCCCTTTACCTTGTCGGTTTCAATCAGCAGAATGGGAGGGATGGTTACACAGCAGAACCTCACGTATGTAAGACCGACAATTCCTGGCGACGTTGCAACAGTTGCTAATGGAATGAGAGCGGAAGACGTGGCTGAAGTTAAAGCACAGTCAGGCAGTGATCCCAAGGGTGGATTGCTGTTCTGCTTTTTCATGTCAAAGCCTTGTATGACTTTGGTTAGCAGACATGGAGAACCAATAGCAATGTGGGGAGTAGTGCCTAATGAGCTGGGATCTGGTCGTATCTGGTTATTAGGACATCAGTCAATGTTCGAAGATCCATGCGATAAAGGCTACTTTCTGCGAGAATCCAAAATACAATTAGCTAAATTGCATGAACAGTATTCTGTTTTATTCAATGAAGTTGATGCAAGGAATAAAGTTCACATCCGTTGGCTTCAATGGATGGGTTTCACTTTTATCCGAAAGCATCCACAATGGGGACCAGAGGCCCGCCCCTTCTATGAGTTTGTGAGGATCTAACATGTGCACAGTAGCCGCAGTTGTAATAGGAGTTATCTCTGGTGGACTCCAGATTGCTCAACAGTACCAACAAGTTGCTGCGCAAAATAGACAGATAGAACATGCGAATGCACAGGCAGATCAGAACTATGCATTCCAACAGTTACAAGCAACATCAAATCGAACGCATGAAAATCAGCGGAAGATGTTGCAAGACGACATGATGGCACAGACTAGATATTTTGCAAACGCTGCACATGGTAATGATATTGCTCAATTAAATACTCAATTACTACAAGAGCAAGCAGCAACAGCAGCAAAGAAAAGAAAAGCTAATCGAAGATCGTTAGAACTTATGGGAGAAGTAACAGCAGCTGGTCGTGTAGGAACTACAGTCGGAACTTTACTTGCTGATTATCGACGGCAAAAAGAATTTTTTGATTATAACTCTTCTCAAAATCTTGCATTTGCTGGTGCTCAAAATCTTCGACGACGAGAAGCATCTCAAATTGAAAGAGGTAGTCGTATAGCTAGTCAACAGCCATACTT